CCTCCTGTCCCTCGATCACGATGATGCCAGCGGCGCCGCCGAACAGCCTGCCCCAGCGCAGCCCTTCAAGGAGCTGCTTTTTCAGGTGGGTCTTGCGCACGGCGGTCTCGAACTGGTTGATCTGGTCAGGCGTGAGCTGGGACTTGAGATTGAACCAGTTTTTCAGCATGTCCTCGGGGATCGTGTCGATGACGCGCCGTGCGATCCAGTCATTTCGGTACAGGCTGTTCAGCAGCGGGTAATTCTGCGTCATTCGGGTCAGCGGATATTCCGAGGCCTCCAACAGATTCATCTGCCCGGCGCCCAGGCGGGCAAAGGGATTGGTGAAGCTGTCCAGCGTAATGCCGGAGGGCTTCGCCTCGGTGGGCTTCCTCGCCACCGGCTGCACCGGCTGGCTCTGTGCGCTTCTGGCGCGTTTCCTGCTCATTGTCAATTACTCCCTTCATGCCGAAATGCGCCACCGGTTCGCGGTGGTCTTGATCACGTACCGCAGCGCGTCGCAGGCGTGATCGTCCACCTTGACGGGCTGTTCCTCGCCGCGCGCTTTCGCCTTTTCATCCCACACATAGCCGCTGATCTCCCGGATCAGGTTCGGGCAGGCATCGGCGCGGACGCGAATCATGCGCTTCTTCATCAGCGTGGCGACAACGCGCAGGCCGTCGCGCACATCATTGTCCGCAGGCTTGATCATGTACCCGCGATTGCGCAGCACCGTAATGAACGAGGCCGCCGACGGGTCCACGACGATGATCGCGCTCTTGTCGCCCTCCAGAAACTTGTCCAGGTCGTTGGCGTATTCCTCGTCGGTCTTCTGCCTGCGCTCTTTCCGGCCGTCGTAGTAATACTCCCGGTCAATCCAATAGGTCGTGCCATCGTCCCAAGTGTCCAGAAAGGCCGTGGCGTTGCTGGTGCCGTAGTCAATGCCGACGTAGTGTTCGCACACCGATTTCCAGCCCTGTGCCACGTCCTGATCGGCGAAGGTGTTGTCCTCCGTCCACATGTCGTAGATGACGCCCTCCGGCGCGGTGCGCAGCCCGAGGATGTCCACGAAATACCAGAAGGACTTCTTGTCGTAGGTCATGAGCAGATCGCGAAGCTGCTTGTCCGACATCGACAGGTTGTCCAGTACCGTGAAGTGCTCGTAGTTGTAGCCGGTGATCGTCCCTCTGGCCGCGCCCTGGTCGTAGAAGTTCAGCAGATCGACGTAAAACCAGTGCTGCGGGCCTTTGGGGTTCAGGTCCATAAATATCTTGCGGTTATGGCTGGACAGGGTACGGACGAAGCACTCCTTCACGAACGCCTCGCAGCACTCGTTGGCTTCTGTGATGTACACGGAACCATAAGTTTGCACCATATGGATGGTAGACTATCTCTTAAACCCTTGCGGGTTCATACCCATTTCCAGCGGCGTATCAATAGCCGCCGTACTTCGCCATTACGCGAATAGTCGTTACAGGTTTCAGATTTCAATGAACGTGTAGCCCAGATAAGAAGAACCCGTGTTCATCTTCTTTCGGATGACACGGGCAATGGTCTCAACGGATGCAGGGCTTCCTGTCTCTGATTTCAGAATATCTGCCAGTTTTCGGGAGAAATCGGCTTTGTGCATCACTCTGCCATCTTTCAGTGCGGCCACTTTGCGAATATCACTCCGTAGCCCCATGTTAACGGCATGCTGTACATTTTCCTGCTGTGTACAGTATTCAAGATTACTCAGCCGGTTGTCGGTTTTGTCGCCGTTTCTATGATTGACGACACGCCCCTCCGAATCTCCCACAAAGGCGGCCATGACCAGGTTATGAACGCAGCATGTGTAATACTTGCGATTCACGAACAGATTGACCTTCGGATATCCTTCCGGCTTGATGATTGTTTTCATCACGCCATCAGGGTTGTCGGTTTTCTTCTTCATCCCGCCTCGGCTCATAACCCGTCCCTGATCGGAAACAAAGTAGCGTCCGTTTGTCCATGTGATCTCTTTCCAGGTTTCCATGATTACAACTCCTTTCGGGTTTGCATTGAAATCTGTTTCCCACGGGATTACCCTTTCGGGCTTCCCCGTTAGCAGCGCATCTGCGCTACCCCGGTGATGAACCGGTAAAGGTATGTCAGGGCAATATTACTTACCCTTGATCTTCGCCTCGCTGCCATTGTCCGCGCCGCCCGCGATCAGCACGATCTTCTCCCCGGTGCGGGTCTGGATGTACAGCGCGTCGCGGTCCTTGTACTGCCCCTCGCGGCAGCGCCCCTTGAAGATGTGCGACAGGCCGAAGCCATTGCTGTCCAGAATGTTCAGCTTGGTGGCGGAAATGGAAACGCCGGCGGCCAGGTGCAGCTTGTCGGGATGATCTTCCAGACAGGCGGCCCAGGCCATGATGTTCATGATGTTCTTTCCGGCACGCTTCCCGCCCTCGGCCACGTTCAGCCAGGAGGAGAGGGAGCGCTTGATGTACCGGCTCTGCTTCTCGCACAGCGGCGCGTAATCGATCATTCGCCGTCACCTTCTTTTGGGGTGTCCTCCGGCTCCGGCGTCTCCACGTCCTCCATCTTCCTGTCGGGCAGGGGATGATTGATGAGCTCCGCAATGGAGACCATGCTGGCGTTGAAGGCTTCGGTATCATCCGAGCCGCCGCCCTGCTGCTTCTGGAGATCGAAGCGTTCACGGGATATCTGGGACGCGGCGTCGATGCCATACAGCCGCGCCAGCGCCGTCATGGAGCGGACCACCGCTTCTAGATCGTTGGTGAAGGTCTTGTGCAGCGGGAACTCGCGTTCCTCGCCGTTGATCGTGAGCTTCTTTACCTCCACAGTCTCGCGCACGTTCTTCGTGCCGACGCCATTCGGGAACGACTTCGCCGTCTCCAGCAGATTCCCATATATCACCAAAGCGGCCTCGCTCTGCATCTGTAGTAGTCGGGCCGCCGTCTCTGCCTGCACATCGGCTATTTTTTCCGGCAGCTTTTCTGCAACTTTTCTGCTGGCCTCTTTTCGCGCCTCCGTCCACTTTTCTTTTCTGGCGTGTTCAAAAAGAGTACGCACAGGAACGCCGTGCTTGGCTGCCAGCTTTTCCTGGGAGATGCCGCCGCGCACATACTCCGCTTTGATCTTCTTCCAATTCGGCCCATCGCGTTTCTGCGCCACATCACCACCCCGTTTATTGATGTTCCGAGGGGTTGCAACGGCCCCTCCATCGTTTTCAGCGTTTCAAACCGATTCCCCATAGGGTTGAAAAGAAACGGCTGGAAACCGCCTTTCCAGCGATCCCCAGCCAATAGTCATACTTTGATCTGCATCTTCGCCCGCGAATACTGCTTGTGGTCTCCGATCATCATGTCCAGAAACTCCTCGCGGGAGAAGTCCGACAGCCGGAAGATTTCCTCCGGGCCCATGCCGATCTGCTTGCTGATCTCCGGCACGCTCTTGCCCTCGTCGATCAGGCGCTGGACAATGGCCTTCATCGGCTCCAGCAGGTGAACGCCGCGGGCGCGGTTGTGCGTGATCGTGCCGTAGATGTCCGCGTTCTCGTCGTTGCCATGATCCACGATCACGACGGGCACCTTGCCGCCGAGCCTCGTTTTGAGTGGCTCCCGGCCGGCCACCGTCCAGCGGTGAAATCCGTCGATGGTCGTATAGTCAGGCCTTACGACAATGGGAAGCGTCCAGCCGTTGGTCAGGATGGACTGGATCAGCAGCTGCAGGTTGTCTTCCGACACCTTGTTCGGGTTGTAATCATTCGCGTGGAGCCGGTCGCGTTCCACCCATTGGAGGGAGGCCAGCGGCGCGAACAGATCCATTTCAGCCATGTGCTTCACCTCCCTTCTCCTGAGAGGTGCGGGCGTCATAGACGTAATCCCCAAACACACCGGTGTACAGCGCGCGCAGCGTCCGCAGCTTCGGGTCTCCGGCAATCAGCGCGTCATGCATCCGGCGGTAATGCCAGGGCTGCATGAACGTCCCGTTGCTGATCAGGAACTTCCGGTAGTGCGTCGCCGTGTACTGCGTGCTGGGATTGGTGAAGTACTTTGAAGGATGCCGTATCAGCATTTCCTCGCAAAGGGCCTTGTAGTCCTTCGTGGGTTCGCCCTCCAGCTCCCGCCGCTTCCGGGTGCTGCGCTTGAACAATTCGCTGTCCCAGTAGAGCAGGGTCAGGTAGGCGTTGGGCTCCCGCTTTTCGATCTGCTCCCACAGCTTCGCGTCCGTCTGGGCGATATGCCGGAGACCGGCGATGCTCTCGGCGGCGAAGAAGTTACAAAGGCGCAGGTTGAACTTGGGAACGCCGACACGGTACAGGTCGATATACGATTCCGGGAAGTCCAGCCGGTTTTCCTTGATGTACAGCCACACGTCACTAGTCTTCCAGTCGTAGATCGGGTATATCTTGTTGCCCCCGGCGAGGTTTCCCCGCGTCAGCTTCGTGGCGGCGAGGACCTGACGGCGCTGCACCGATTCATCCGCCCGCAGGCCGATGATCTGAATGCCATCGCCGGTGATCGTCTCGCAGAACGTCTGGTAGTTCATTTCGCCGGGGTAGTGGAGGTATGGACTGCGGGTAATCGCCCAGGGCGGCGGCTGCCGCACCCAGGCGTCCTCCTTGCCGGGCTCGAAGGTGATCCACTCTTCATTGTTCTGCAGATGATGGAGAATGGACACCTGACGCACCGGCAGGCAATACCAGCGGAACTCCGCGCCGACGGAAATGAACCGCTTCCGCCAGCGCAGCGCCATCTGGTACATTGATTCGTAGATGGCCTCCTCGTCAATGAACAGGACGGTGAGCTGCCTGGCGTCGATCTCGCCGCGTCGAATCAGATCGTACACAACGTGCGACATGCACAGGCTGTCCTTGCCGGCGGAAAATGCCATGTACACCCGGCAGCCATTGGAGAAGACATTGCGGACGCGGATCCGTGCCGCGTCCACCACGCTCATGGCGCTCTCTATGGTTTTCAGTGGCATGGCGACCACCTCACAACCATATCTTCTCGCCACATTTCGGGCAGATCAGGAATCTGCGCTGCAAGGGCACCGGCCCGGTGGGCGGCTCCAATGGCTCTCCCGCCGCATCCGTTTCCACACTATGGGAAACTTGGCCGCCGTCCTGCATCGTCTGCTCAGGCCGTTGCAACGGCTCTCCGGTGCCACTCGGCACATATTGCTCGGACGAGGCCGCAAATGCCTCTTCCTGCCGGGTGTAGCGGTCGGCTGCCTGGGAGAACTGCTCCTTCTGCTCATCGCCGATGATGCCGTAGCCGCTGAACATATCCTCCGCGGACTCCGCGTCCGTGCTGAGCATCCGCAGCAACTCGTCATCATAGCCGGGGATGGACACGTCCTTGCCCAGCTCCGCGATGATCGCGTCGAAGGCTTCCGCGTCGTCAATGCCCAGACGCTGGATCTGATTGTCGGCCAGCATCAGCTTTTTCTTCTCGGCGTCGGACAGGCCGGTCACGATGTGGCAATCCGCGCTCTCATAGCCCATGCGCTCCATGGCGGTCAGGATGCCATTGCCAACCAGCACCGTGTATTCCTCGTCCACGACCAGCGCCCGCGTCTGCTTGAACTTCTCCAGAGAGCGAATCATTTCCTTGATCTGCTTCTCCGGATGAATCCTCACGTTGCGCTCCGGCCGCTTGAGCTGAGCCAGAGGGATGGAGACGATGTTCATTCAGCCGTCACCTCCCGGAGGAAGGCGGCGGCGCTGGGAATCTTCTCGGCGGCCTTGACGATGATCGAGGGGTCGATCTCGTAGACTTCCCTGTAACCCTGATTAAGCGTCGCGCAGTGATCGCGCTCCGGCCAGGCGTGCGTCCCCTGCACGAAACCGTCCTTCCAGCCGTAGATCGGCGGGAGGGCGAGGCCGTTGTAGTGGATGTAGCCGAGCAGCAGTTCATGGGGCCAGTCGTAGATCGGCGCATACCGCGTCTCGCCGGTCTTCTTCTGGATCAGGCCGTCCTTGCCGCAGACGTTGCCGTCGATCACGCGGTGCCCGACGATCAGCACATCCAGGTGATTCCCGAAGTACATGTCGGTGAAGGGGCCGCGCTGATTGATAAGGTGCCAGCGCTGACCGATCGCGCCACGGGCGAAGATCAGGTTTTGATGCTCCGCCAGCCAGTCCAGATCATAGCCGGTGTGCATGGCCGCGACGCCCTCCGGCTTATGTTCCATGCACCAGCGCACAAACGCCGGGTAGTCCAGATCGGAGTATGCGAAAAAGCCCCGGGAGAGCCCTGCCCGCCGGCAGAGATCGCCCAGGACGATGCTGTCTTTACCGCCCGACCAGGCATACGCGGCATTCTTGCCCTTCACGGCGTCCTGAATGCGCTCGATAGCCCAATCGGAATAGGTGTCAACTTCCTTCCGAGAAACAAACCGCTCGATGTTCGCCAGAGCATTGAGCCAAGTCGCGTTTTCGGAGGTCTGCTTCCTTCCGAGAACCTGCCTCATGCCGACACCGCCTTTCGGCGTTCAATCAGCCACCAGACGAGGGCGACGGCGAACATGGCAAGCACCATCCAGATGCGCACGTTCTGCATCAGCGTCCACACGCCCATGACGCCCATGGGGACAAGCAACTGCCAGGACGCCACGGCGGCGACATCCACTGCGACGCCAATGTCCTTGCCAAAGTTGACCATGGAGCCGTAAAGGAACGAGGATAGTGACGAGATTGCCACCAGCGACACCAGAATGCCCTTGAC